GTAATCTAATAAATCTATAGTCCATACGGACATTATATTGGTTGTATAACCACCATACATACCAGTATCTATTTGCGCCTGAGTTGCTGAACCAGTTGCACTAGCCGCCGTACCTTGTCCGAACAATCTGTGCCGCGAATAATTAGTTCCAGTATCACCATTTGCGCGGATATAGATATTGTTTGCGCCACCGTCATATGCCATACCGCGTATTTGCAAATGAGTGTAAGTAGCAGGGATACTGCTAAAAGTTATTGTGCCACTCGAACCAGTACCGGTTGCGGTAGCAATAGACTCGTAAGCCGTAGCAGCACCGCCCCCAGCACTAGCCAAAATCCCTAAGATCATACGATTTTGCCCACTACATACCAAGAATCGGTAGCAACTTTAATACAGGTTGCAGCACTAAATGCAGTGGTAATGGTTGGGCTTGCGCTCACGGCAGCAGCACTCGCAACCGTTACGCCACCTGCACCTGAAATAGTAATCGTGCCAGATGCACCAATCTTGATCACATTGATAACACTGCCAATTGGGATTGCTACTGATGAGTTCAGTGGAATGGTGATCGCTACCGCTGAGGTGCTTGAGTAAGTAATTAAATAATTGTTTATGTCCGTCAATGCGAATGTGTCGGTAGTGCCGGTAACGGCTCTAAGTGTAAGATCCCCAAGCATATTGACGGTGCCAGCGAGATCGTTCATTTCGGCGGCTGTTAAAACTGCTCCGGTGGTGAAGTTAGCCTTTGTCGGTAATCCTGCTGCCATTAGTTATGCTCCATTTCAGTATGATAAAACATTAGTATCCAAAATCCCACTCAACACGCTGTCCAGCACAAATGAATCAATTATTGGTTCAAGTGTGGTAAAGGTGGTAAACCAAGTGTTAGGTGTAATTGCGTGAGATACCCCAAACACCTGCAAAGTCTTATTTAGGCTACTGGTGCCCACTGTGTTGGGTTGGGTGCTCTTGACGGTTACTTGGTCAAAGTAATCCAGCGATAGTGCAGCCGTTACCCCAGCCGCATAACTTGGGGTTGTTAGATCAAGGGTAATGGCATCGCATCTCGTAGAGGTTTCGGCTCGGCTTGCGCAATAGGCTTGGGCATAATCTAGAGCCACTGCATCGGTTTGCATTAAAAGGTCTGTTTGATCGTAAGAGTGATTGAAATAAGTTTCAATACTGCTGGTGTTTTTTGAGTTTTGAGCAGTACCGCCCGTGCGTGTGATAGTTACATCGTTGTAAATCTGCGTATCATCAAACACCCATTTAACTTGGTGGTAATTAATCCCAGTGCCATCATCTGCAAATACTGTAGGAGTATTGGCCACACTGCCAGCCGTAACGGTGCGATCTTGGAAAGTTACATTGCCAATGGCATCCATATACAACGCGCCATATTCGCTGAGGCTGACCGTTGAAAGAGCTGCAAGTGCAGTGCGCGTAGTGGTCGGATTGGCCTGCATTGTTGTAAGCCCTGCATCAACATCTCTAAGGGTTGAAGGCCAAGCGATCTCATCAAGTATTTGATTAATCCGAGTGCCGGAAAGATCCCCAGCGGTTGCGCCGGTAACGGTGGATAAGGTGGCAAGGTTCAAAAGTCTAAATCCATCCACTGCCGTGATCGTGGTGGTGCTAACTTCTCCAACAAATTGGCTTTGCTGGTAGTTGTAGCCGGTTATATAGCCTGCAAAGAGTGGCCAAGTGATTGAGGTGCTTGGATCAGTGGCAGTGATCGTTACCTTGCGTAAGGGCTGTAGTAGGCCGTAGTAGGGGCTACTGGTGTTGCTGGGGTTAAATGCTCCGGTTTGGTCTGCAATCCTTAAGCCGAGCGTGCCGGTCTGGAATACATCGCTGAGTGCGTTACGGCCTCTAGTGATATTGACCGATTGCACCACATCACTTACATCAACAATTGTTGAGGCTGAATCACCAAGTGCATCAGTGCCCAAAATGCCGTAAACCGGATCATCAAGAATCAGGGTTGGTGCAAAGCCTGCACCCGTGCTGAAGTTAATAACAACATTAACAATTGGAAGGGTCAAAATCCACTTGCCGATCCTGACGATGACCAGCCATTGCGTGCGACCGCTTGGATACCGGCTTGGATCAATCGGGTTAGTTGGTCTGGATCTGCAATGGTGTTTGCGTTCACCGTAACGGCCACTGCTGAAGGGTTGAAATTGACACCAGGTAGGGCTGCTCTAGCAGCTGCAAATGGATCACCAGATGGTGTAAATGTGCCTGTATTTGTTGGCGGTGCTGTTGGTACACCCATTGGCGGTTTGTAGTTGGGTGATACACCTGAAGGTTGATTTGGTGAGGCCGGTATTACTCCACCGACATTGCCTAAACTTGGTGGAATTGCCTTAATCATCTTTGCAAAGTTGGCTTCCCAATCATCCAATGCCGCTTTGTTGAATGAAATGGTGTCTTGCAATGCTTTGATTTTGCGTGCGCGATCTGCTGCATCAGCTGCAATCTTGGCCTGCTCTAATCGTTCAAGTGCTTTAATATCGTCGCTTTGATCCTCAGTTTTTAAGGCTTTCATTGATAAAAGTCTTGCGCGATCTAATTCACTGATCTTTCCTTTAAGTGCTGCCTCAATTTGAATTGCATCAATATCAAACATCCCTTGCAATTTGGCATTGGCTGCTGCTTTTTTCATTGCATCGGTTGTTTTGGTTGTTTCTTTGTTAAACTTTTTGATTACGGTTGTGTCAAATAATCTGCCCCAACCCCCTGCAGTTTCTAAGGCTCGGATTCTTTTGCCTGCTGCTGCGGCTGCATCTGCTGCATCTGTTAATCCTTTGCCAAGTGCAGTGATTAGAGGCAACAAAACATTGCGGCCAAACCAACTTTCTTGGAATGCTTTATCTGTAGATGCAAAAAAGGTTTTGATATAGATGGGCAAGCCTCTAAAAATATCGCCAATTTTTGTGCCTAAATCCTCAATTGCTAATCCAAGATCGGTAATTGAATTGGTTTTGGTAAAGCCTTTTAAAAAACTAATCAGCCCCTTGCCTATATTTTCTAAGGCTTTACCTGCTGATATTTTTAAAATGGCTAACTGTCCTGCATAAGTTGTTATATTGTTTTTTGCTGCCCCGCCAAATGTTTTGTTTAATTGTTCCATCAATGCACTCATATCACCGGCCTTTAGTGCAGCTTGATCTAATCCTGGTATAAGTTTCTTTAATGCCATTGTTTGCCCAGCAAAACCTTTGCTTAACGCATCTGTGATTGCTGTGAAATCATCGCCGGTTACTGCTGCAATATCAGTTGCAAGAGCCAACGCCTCATAAGATTTGGCTAAATCATTTGTAACGGTAATTATTTGACCAAACGCCGGTCTAATTTCTTGGTCTGCAATGCCTGTTGCTCTGCTTAACTTGTCAATAAAAGATTCAATTGGCACTTGCTGAAATGATCGCCCTAAATTATCCAAAGTAAATGCCAGTACCTTGATGCTTTTTTCATCGGCAATTGCTGCCTGCGCTGAGGACTTGGCAAGTGCAACAAAACTTGCACCCATCGCTGCAAAGGTCAATTTTCTGGCAAGGCTTGTTTTCTTAAATGATTTGCTAAGTTTTGCCAATCCTTTTTCAGCAGCTGCAACACCTTTGTTTGAGTAGGCAGTTATGATGCTGTATTTAATTGCTGGCTCGGCCGCCATTATGCCACCGCCTTTGGCATCTTTTCGTGGGCTATTCGTGTGGCCTTAGTTATGGAAACCAAGATTGCAGCCCGTGCACGCTTTTGATTTTTTTCTCCGGCTCTAATTACCAACCGTCCTTGTTTGCCTCTAACCGCAACACTTTGTGCAGTGATGGCATCAATAAAGTGCGCGCCTGCATCCTCATTAAATGATTTACTAAACTTTTTAGTTTGAGTGCGCTTTCGATTACCTGCCGGTGGTCTGCCTTGTGGGTTTCTTGTACCGGCAACCTCATAAATCATTCCGGCTGCATTCTTATTTATGATCGTAAACAAGCTGCTAAATCCCTGCTGGTTGATCTTGGTCTTGCCTATCTTAAAACCGATGCCCTTTTTTATAGCTGCAGGGTCAAAGATCAACCGTTCCCAAACCGTGCCTGGTGCTTGCTTAGCCCAATTGCTTAAACCAGCAGGGGTCGTACTAGGCGCAAATCCTCTGGCATCATCTCTGATTTCACCCAATACAACTTTAATTTCTTTATTCATTTGATCATAGACAACACGGTGCACGGTTTTGAGCACATTAAGAGTTTGCTCAAGCCCTACGACCTCTTTCTCGGTTGCCATCCTTGATCGCCTTCGCCCTTTCCTCAAGCACTCTAATAATCATCTTAAGCATCACTGGATCCATCCCAATGAACTCACTAGGAGCAATCCCAGTTTCTACACTTAGACTTGCGACCAAATAGGTGAGTGAGTCTTTGCCACTCAATCCCCTAAAGGGTCGCTATCTAATACCTCAACTGTCTTTAGCGTTTCCAGAAACTTCTCACCAAATACGGGCACGGTTTCGCCGGATCGCCGGATGGCTTCCCAACATAACCAGTACACATCTGATTGCATTTGGTCATCCGCAAAGGCTTTGTGAATGCCTTTCTTTTTATTCTGTTCAAACGCATATTCAATTATTGGTGTGATTTCAAACTCTTGAACCTCACCGGTGGTGCGTGTGATCTTTAACTTTGCCATTGCCTAGCCCTTCTGGTTAGTTGTTAAGGAGTTGTATCTACAACAATTGGTGAATTGCAGGTGAAAGTAATTGATTGAGTGCTCAAATCGCCAACCGCACCGTTAACTGGGGTGAGGTTGTTTACAAGGATCGTTGTTTGATACTCAGGATTTGTACCACTAATCACTTCATCTTTTGGTTTGATTGTTAAGGGCACTGTGGTGCCATAAGCCGTTTGCAATGTGGTTGCTACCTCAGCAGCTGCATATGAGTTTAAGAAATCAATTGTTACTGTGCTGCTTTCAAGGCCTTTAACGAAAGTGTGAGAAGTTGCACCCATTGAGGTGGTTTCTAATTCGTCAAAAGTTTGATTAATTGTCACGCTGGTCACTTGGTCACTTATCAAGACCGAGTTAAGCGTCACAACCAAAGTGTTGTTTAAGAAGGTTGTTGTTGCCATTATTCGCTTGCCTCATCTTTCTTTGGTTTTTCGGTTATCGGTTTGATTGAGCCACCCTTTATGAGTGCTTCAATGTTCGTGTTTGGGGTTAAGTCCTTATCAGTAATGATAGATCCGGTTGGTTTGCCGCCTACGGTGCCTGCTAAAACTTTGTAGTTCATATTATGACCAATCCGTTAGTACTTCAATTGAGCAATCCATCGTCAAAAGATCGCCGGTTGCAACGCTTATGGTTGAAGGTGCGCTGAATCCTGAAATGTTAAGAGTGTAACTAGCTGCTGCAAGTTTGGTGTACACGGCCACTGCAAAAGTTTCAATTGTGTTTAAATTGCCTTGATTGTCTAGCAATGGCACAAGGATCATAATTTTGAACCGTGCAAATGGCTGAATACTGGATCTCGTCTGGTTGTTTGGCACCAAGTAGGGATCATCAGGCATCACAACAACTGAGTTGGCAATTGGTGCGCTAGGTGGATAAGCAAAAGTGCTCCAAACACCAGCATTGGCCAAAGTGGTTGCAAGTGTTGTGCGCAGGGTTGTTATTGCGGTTGGCATTACCCCACCATTGCTGTTGGGGCCATATATGGGGCAAGAAGGCCACGCACGCGGGCAATCAAGGTGTTGCCCATCTTAAATGGTGAAGGTGCAAAGCCGTCAATGCTTGCGCCTTGTCCGGAAGGTGCTTGGCGTGCTTGCCAAATATCCACTGCGATCATCATTGAGGCTTCCCGTACAGCTGCAACGCTGGCATAAGCAGTGCTGTGATTTGGCCCTTTAACTAGCCCGTAAGGTCGCACCAAATGTGTTGTTTGATCGCTTGCTGTTCTTGCATAAGTAAAAGTGAACTCTGTGTAGCCCGTTATTGTGTAAGTGCCATTAAATGTTGCTGTGTCTGATTTAGTAATTGTTACGCTTTGGCCGGTAACAAATCCGTGAGGCTGTGTTGTTGTGATTGTCGCAATGTTGTTGTTTAGAGCAGTTGAATAAACCAGTGCTGAGTTATACCAAAGGTAAGAATCAATTATGTCTTGTGCACTTTGGCAAACTTCCTCAACTGTTGCATCTGAATAGAGCGTACCAATGCCAAGATTTGTGCGAAGTTCAGCCATCGTTACATAAGTGGCGGCCACTGGTATCTCCTTTCAGTTTAGAGGCCAACCCCCTGCCGGACTAGGGGCAAGGGGCGGCCGGTCTAGGGTTTAGATCAGGTTAGGTTGAAGCGGCGAAGTCCGCCTGCAAATGTAACACCTGCGGCAATGTAGCCGTAAAGTGCCAATTCGATCTCACCTGTGGTTGGTACATTTGTAGAAAGTGTAAGAGCAGGGCTCTCAAAGATTTCAATTGAGTTTGGCTCAATAATAAATGCAGACTCATCAATTGAAGTTGAAACCATATTTGGATCAACGTAGTAATCAAGGCCAAGAACATTTCCGCGAATTGATGTTGGAGTTGATGATCCGGCATTGTTCATAGGATTTCCAGCGTTGTAAATTGGACGGCCAGTTGTATCAGTTGCGCCGAGAAGCGTGCTCCAAATGGACGTACCTGAAACGAATGACTTTGCAGTGCGCTTTGTCGCAGTGTATGCGGCTGGTGATTCTGTTGATACGAATGAAATCAATCCGGCTGAATCGGCAGCAGTTGCAGTTGCCTGTGTTCCGCCAGCAGTAATTTGTGCAATTACATAAGCATCAGTTGCCTGAGCATACGCATCTCTAAGGTTCTTGAGCATAATTTCATAAAAGCTGGGATCGCTGCGGTCAAGCAACTCAACGCTGTAGCGTTGGAATCCCATTTTTTTAATGACAGTTGCGTTGATATAAGCGGAAGTGATTGCGGTTGTTCCGGTTGGATCGCCACCTTCTGCAACGGTTGCGGCTGTGCTATTTGCGGTAATTTTTGGAATACTTACCGTCATCCCGTAACTATTAAGCGGGCGAGTTCCACCGCACGCTTCAATAACTGGGCGATCAGCGTTAGTATTTTGCGCAACATCGCGTACATAACTTACTGGTGAAAATGCTGGGTTTGTTGTGAAAGAATCATCAGCTGCTAAAACCCATTGACGGGAATCCTCGTTGCCAAGTTTTGCGCGGATTGAGTGCTCAAGATAATTTCCACCCGTTAGAATTGGGCTACGGGGTGAAGTGTGTGCAATTGGTGTGTATTTTGGTTGTGAGGCTTCCACCGTTTGGGCGGCTTCTACCTCGGGTGCTGGGGTAGCGTTTTCCACGCTGGCCTCACTTTCGGTTGGTTGGGTTTGTGTTTCCTCTACTGGTTCAGGTTCGACTTCACTAGCTGCAACTGATTGAACTGCTGCACTAGAAAAGGCCGCTGCCTGTACCAAACTTACTTCTTTCAGGCTTGCCTTTGTAACATAAAGGATGCCGTTGCGTGGTTCTGCTGCATCAACAATTACTCCAACACTTAAACCATCGCGCAACTCTGTTGCTTCAATAAGTGCATCATTGCCTTTGGTTGTTGGTGCAACTTTAAAAGATGCGTAAATGCCAGAGGCATCCTCACTTGCATTTTGCATCATTCCAATTGGATCTTTTGCATTGTGCTCAAGTAAAAGTTTAATTTTTCCACCAGTGTTGTAACTGATAGATCCTTTTTCAAATACAACTTGACCGGCACTTGTGTTGCCGATCTCTCCAAATGGCACAATTTTGCCCGCAATGATTCTGCGCTGTGCATCGCTTGATTCAACTGTTGTGTTAAATGTCAGGTGTAAGGGTTGTTCCACTGCCTGCTCCATTCGGTGTGAGATGTTCCATTTCTTTTGCTTGATCTAGTGTGATCAAATTAAGTTCCAACATTTTTTCAATTACTGCTAAGCGTGTCATTGCATCTGATCGCAAAAATGTTTCATCAATTTCAAAGCGCACTTCATTGCCACGCGCTGTGAGATCATCCATTGAAAGGCGTTGTTCAATTGCTGAGATAAATGGGCGCAATGTGTAATCAACAAATTGTCTGCGCTCATCAACAACATTTGAGTAAGTCATTGAGTTATTTAGATCAGCAGACAAATACCAAGCAGGCACATTGCACAATCTGCTTATTTCAGTTGCCAATGCTTGTTTTGCTTCGTTGTACATCATATCTTTAGGGGAGAAGTTAGTTGGCTCAAATCTGAGAGTGCTTGAAAGGTAAGCCGTGCTCCTCTGTTGTCTTGCCAACTTCCACGCGCCAAGAAGTCCAGTGATCTGTTCCTCTGGCAAATCTGCACCACTATTTTGAATATAACCTGAAGGCATTGGCGTACTAGCTGCAACTGCACTTGCTTTTTCTAAATCTAACGCGGCTTTGATAGTGCGACCACCTCGGCCCAATATCCCCAAAGAGTCAAGTGCTTGAAATGTAACGATACTTCCCAAGCCGTTTTGTGGTCGCAATCCCCCTTGACCATCAACTGTGTAACCAATAACCAAAGTATTTGTTGCATTGAGTGTTTGTATTACGCGATCAAATGAAACCCAAGCAAAACCTGACGGCCTGCCACTATCGGCAAAAGTCTGGGTTACTTCCCAAAACGCAACACCGTGCATCAATAAATCAGAAACCGTTGCTGCAATCGTAACTGCACGCGGTTGCCGGTAATCTGGTTGTTGCAACCAAATTGGTGATTCTAATTCTTGGCCTGTGCTTTTTTTGAATAGACATAAAGGCAAACTGCCAACAACACCAGTAATAAGTGAATGGCAGCGCGAAACACTGGGAACGGCCAGTGCTTCAGTGCGTGAAACAAACACGGCAGGATTCAAATAAGAATAAGGACTATAGCCTTCCATTACTGGTGGGGCGTATTGTGCTTGAATAGTTGGTTTGCTTTCGGGGATTGCACTTTCAACCAAGCGCAGTGCAGACATTAACCCCATAGCACTAGCATACGACAAATCCGGACAAAATAACCTTTAACGCTCTCGGCGTGTCTAATTGACATAAATAGCGGCAACTGCCTGCGGTTTGTTGGCATACCAGATAACCATTGCGCTGGCAATAGCAGCTGCAACCTCACCGGCTGATTTTCGGCGCACGATTCTCCAACCGGAATCTGTGGTGCGCATTGCGCAAGAATTAACCGATTCGCTTAGTTCATACTCATCCCCGTGTTCAATTCGATTGTGGCTCATTGCTGCCAACATTTCATCACACGCGCTGGCAAAGAGTTGGCCGGATATCTCCATTACCGGCACACCAGTGTGCGCTAACCGCGCTGCAACTCCGGCAGTGGTGTAGCGATCAAATAACAACATCTTTGGCCTAAATCGCTTGATGTGCTCATTGATCTCGCTGGCCATTCTCAAATCATCAATTGAGGCTTCAGCCTTCCAAGTTTGTAGGCATTTGAGTTTGACTTTATCGCCAACCATTTGCCCTGCTACCAATGCAGCGTGCCTACGGCTTGGGGATATATCCATTGCAAAGAATGTAGATGCACCAGGCTCAAACACCATATTTTCAACCTTGCAAGATTCCCACGCACCAATTGGCCACGGGCTTGCCAGATTGTCCACCCATTGAGTAAGCATCTCAGTGCGCACTTGGTTTGGATCACCGGTTCGGATTCGGTGCTCAAGGATCTCAGCAGTAATGGTGTGAGATAAGGCCGGATTGGCTTGCGCCCAGGCTTTTCTGTCAGTTATTTTCAAACTTGGATGGGCACTCCACTCCAACCAGCGCAATGATGGAGTTTTGTCCTCAATGCCTTTTTCTCGCAATTGATTAAGTACCGTGCTGCCCTTATCGCCTGCATTGCTTACTGCAAGGATCTGTGAGGCTGGCTTGGCTTGGGTCGTGTACAACGCGGCATCCCACGCTTCGGGTTTAATATCTCGCAACTCATCAATGAAAAAGAAATCAACCGACAATCCACGGGCACCTTCATTAGTAGCTGCAACGACAATGATCTCGGCACCATTCTTAAACCGGATCCGCTCATTGCCGTTAGTCGCGTAGGTTTTCTCCCACTTCACAAATAACTCTGGTGTTTCTTGGATCAGGTAATGGATCTGCCTGAATGTGGTTACGGCCATATTGCGGTTGGAACTCATCATCGCAATTGACTTCTCACCAAAGAGATAGATGCCTGCCAAGATTCGGAGTTTTGCCAACTCGGTTTTGCCATTCTGCCGACTTACGCACAACCCAATGGTTTTACCTACCCAATTGCCATCCTTCACCAACAACATATCCCCAAGTGCATTGATCTGCCACGGCATCAACTTAATCCCAATGGTTTCTGCAAACTCAATGACCTCAGGTGCTCTACTTGTTGCGCCTTTAACTGGGCTTGAGAATATCCGTGGTGTAGGGCTTCCTACAATGCCAGCCCCCAATTTGTTTGCTTTAGCCTCGGTTGGTTCTGGTTGGTTGTTATGTCCGTTTTGTTGTAATTCGTAGTCATTAGCCGGTTTTGCGGGGTTTTCGGGTAATTGGAAGGAAATAAGATCAGGGGGGGTAGGGGTTGTGCTCAAAAAAACCGGTTTA